GTTCGTTGAAATCAGCATCGAGATCGATAGCGCGGACGTACCCTGTATCAGGGTCAGGGTTATGATCGCTCTTTCGGGTTGAGTGCTTTGCATCTCCGATTGTGCCGTCAGAGTGACGCTTTCGAGATGGATAAGCATCGTCTGCCTGTTCTCTTAATTGAACAACGGACTTACTTAATCGTGGCTTCATGGTGCAACAGGAAACTCCGCTGAATCTGCAATGCCACCTTGAGCAGGTAGATCGCGCAACGCTTGACGATAAGTTGCCCATGCTGCTTTATCAACTGGAGCATCTGGTAACTGTGTCCAGTCCGATTGAGCAAGTGCGGCATTGCGCCAATTCTTAATCTGCTCCCACTTTTGTTCATTAGTAGCATCTGGATAAAGAAATGTAAATGACATTATGGTGTTACCTCATAACTTCCTGAAATAGTGATGTAGTCACCTGTTGCCCAAGTAATAGGCACAGTCGAAGATAAAACGGCAGCAGCAGCGTAAGTGCCAGATGTATTTATCGCCAAGATTTCAAAACCTGAGGTGGTCGCACCTGCATTAAAAAAAGCACCATAAACAGGTGCAACACCAGCGTCCTCAAATTGCACAATTACTGCTGCGCTTTGTGCTGAATTTCCTGAACTTGGTGTAACTGGCCAAGTTGAACTAATTCTGCCTGTCACGCTAGTGGTACTGCCAAAAATAAGTTGTATTTTAAAATTAACCAATCCACCTACTTTTAAGTAACGTGCGGTTACTGTGCCATTTCCAACTGTTAAATTCGTCCATGTCGGTGTCCATGATGTCCAAGTTCCACCGCCTGATGGCGTTGCCCACGCTAGACCTGTTGCAGCAGTTGAGTCTGCTGTTAATACTTGACCATTAGTTCCTACCGCTAAACGCGCAGGTGTGTCGGCTGCTGTTGCAGCGATTAGATCGCCTTTTGCATCAACGATTGCGTTTTGGATCGCGTTTGCATCATCTGTCGTGACCCAGGTGTAATCAAGATCCGTGTTAGATGCCTTGCTTAAGATCTGTCCGGTCGTACCACCCTTGAGATCGACAAAAGAGGTATCGATCGAGTTGCCGAGGGTACGCATCGCAGCTGCACCATCTTTGACTAAATCTGTATCATCTGGGGTTTCCCAGTTAAAGTTAGTTGTGTTTGCCATTAGGCAACCGCTCCAATCGCATTATTCCATGTAAGTATACCCGATAAAGTATTCCAAGCCTCGGAGCCTGAAACCTGATCCCAGCGAACTGCAACCTGGGAAAATTCAATAGGGGTCGCATTAATCGTGAGATCGACCCGGTTATAGCCAGCCCTAAAAGTAAAGCCCTCGACGTAGCCTTCAAATGTGCCGTTAGAAATATTGTTTGGGAGATTGACAATCTTGATTGGTTGCCCCATAAACACGCCGATTAATGCATCACGATCTGAATCGTCGATCTCATTGTTACCGAGCGGAAAAGTAATTGCATCGAACTTAGCGCGTGGATAAGCCTTCAAAGCCAAGCGACGATCTGCCACTAGTTGGGCATCAGCTGCGCCATGGATAACTGTGTCGATTGATTCTGCATATCTGCCGAAAGTATTGATTGAAGTGTTATCAATAGCAGTTTTTTGCGAACCAAATCCTGCGCCATAATTCAAGGTAATGTCATTACGGATATCGCCTGATTGTGTGAGTTGTCTTAGTCCAGCAGCGTAGGCACTATTTGCATCCAGTTCCGTGTAACCATTTGCAGCCAAATAATCCTGGCGATGAGTCGAGTCGGCATAACAAATGCGCCCGGCACCGTCCTCGTATAATTGACCTAAAGCAGATTGAGCAATAAGAGCTGCAAGAGTGTATCGATCCACGACAGCAGCTGATGAAGGACGAGATTGGCAAGTGTAATCACCTGGTCGATCGATCTCTCCAAGTCCTACATTTTCAGCAGTTGCCCAAGTTGTGGCAGGATTGTAAGTAGCCCAAGTTACCGCTGGAGCCACTTCATTCCAATTATTAACCAAGAGATCAACCAATATTGCATAAATCTGATCGCCGTCCTCATCCTGAGACAGAGTGTCAGTCCAGGTTGATTTTGACAGTCTAGATAAAGCACCGACAGCCGTTATGTTTGCAGCTGTGATAAATCCAGTAGATCCAGCCTGGATAACTTCAATACTAAAATCGGTGATAAAACCACCAAAAATTGGCACGTAAGTACCGGCAGAATTTTGCAATTCTATAGTTAAAGAATCTGTTACTTTAAAATCAAATGCCTCATTGATGAGGTTAACCAATTGGATATTACAATAACCTGCTTGAGCCTGTTGTTCAATTGTTGTACGACCGCTGGTAATCGTGAGATTGGCGATTGTGCTACTTGCATAATTTGTGGCGCTCCCATTAATGAACACCTTCCAAACTGGATTCCAATTACTCATATTGCCTGCAGACTTAGAGATCCATTAGTGCCGCGCATATTGGAGGATTGAATAATATCCACGATTTGACGGGCTACGCCTTCCTTGTCCAAGGCTCCGGTAACGTTGATATTGTAAGTGTCCCCACTATCGCGCGCTTCTGCCATACGGAAAGATCCCACGTTAAATGAACCAGCAACCGTTGAGGCAGCTGCAGTTGCTGCAACTGTAGATGCTGCTGCTGCGCTTGAAGTGCTTGTACCAGATGTTGTACCGGTAGCCGAAATAGTAGGAGCAGTGTAAGTCGGGGTAGATACCTTAGGCGCTGAAACTGTAGGACTTGTAAATGAAGGTTTTGAGATAGTTGGAATATTTGGTAATAAAGGTACAGAGTTGTAAGCCTTAATCATTGCGTTAATGCCATCGATGGCGCCAGATACCAGGGTGCGAATCACGTTGATAATTCCGCCTACGATATCGACAACTCCACCGGCTACCTTAGCCACAAATGAAATTGCTCCAGCAAGCGCAACTGTAAATACTGGAACTATGTAATCTACAATAAAGTTACCAAGTGCCTGGAATGAATCTTTGTTGCGGTCAATCGCTTCTTTTAATGGATCAAATAGTTTAATAAATTTCTGAAAGTTAGGAACAACTTTATCCACAATAATTGCAATGAGTTTTTCAATAATTGGAAGCAATTGATAACCGATTGCTTCAACTCCTTCATCAAATGCAATTTTGAGACGATCTACCCGTCCCTGAAAAGTTTCAGCATTTTTAGCAGCTGCGCCACCAAATAGATCAGATAATTTTGTTTGAACCTGGGTGAATGACATTGCCTTTAATTCAGCGCTTGAAAGTCCAACGCCAAGTTTGCCAAGAGCTGCGGTATTACCGTCATAAGCCTTACCCAAGGCATTTGCTACGCCTTCAAGAGGCTTGCCTGTCTGAGTTGAAATATCAAGAGCAAGAGCCAATAACTCCTGAGCCTTGCTGGTTGAATTTGTACTTAAAGCCAAACGAGCAAGAGCAGGACGTAAAGAATCATCCGCCACGCCTGTAGCGCGTGCCATCTTGTCAATTGAATCCTCAGTAGCAGCAATTTGAGCCTTAGTTGCTCCTGTAGCGTTTTCCAACGCTGAGGCTAATCTGACTTGGCTTTGTTCATCTGCCAGCGCTGCTTTAACTCCGTCAACGCCGATTTTAACTGCATAGGCTCCAGCAGCTGCAGCAGCTGCAAGAAATGCAGCACCGGCTACTTTGCCAAACTTTTCTAATTGCGTTGCTGAATTTTCAACATCTCCATTAGCTGCTTTTAACTTTTTATTGAGATCATCAACATCAGCAAGGATCGAGAGTTTAAGGGTTCTATTACCTGCCATTAATCCCACTCCTTCAATATCTTGCTAAATGCTTCTTCCCACTTTTGTACTAACTGAGGCTGAATCTGACGTAAAGTTGGATAGATAAAGTAACCTGAATTACCTCTGCCTTTGTTTGGTGTTCGCTTAGGGAATTGCTTAAATCGATTAGATCCAAATTCCATTCCATAAAGTAAATCTAAAGTTGAACCGCCACCGCTAAACTTTTGACGCGCAAAGCCATAACTAAACTCACCAAGTTTGGAAGTCTTGCTTACCTTAACTCCATCAGCAATACGACGAGCAGCAGTGCCTGAAACCGTGCGAGTCGCTGCTGCGATCTTAATTTGTCCAGCAGCATACTCAGCAAGATTAGAACTTTCCGCTTTAGCAGCTTCAACGGCTTCATCTGACATACCTTTGAAAGCCCTGGCAATACCGCGTAAATCTGATTTGTCATAAGCGATCTTGACTTCATTTGCCATCCGATCGCTCCTTTAAAATCTCGATTGCCGTTAAAACATCCTCAGCCGTGTCCCAATACTGCATAGGAATCCCCGTCTCTATCGCTAGAGTTACGAGGATCCGACCTATGCTTCCGGCTGGATAACTTTTGGGTTATCGTCTCCGACTGTTACATCAGCAACTGTTTCAGACCAGATTTCATAAGACTTAGTTGGCTTCCCGGTGTTTTCACGCTTATAAGCATTATACGCCAAGAACATTAAATCCCAGATGCCGATCTGTCCGTTTGCTTGGGAAATAACCTTTCCGGTTGTCTTTTCCCATTTAGCCCACTCAGGAGGTTGAGCAGTATAAGTTGCTTGTTCGCCTGAGTTATATTCAATTGTGATTGGTAATTTCATCTTTGCTCCCGTTGTTAGATTTTAACTGAATGTGTCTGCTGGTGTTCCAACTACTGTAAGTGCCCAAGTATCTGTCTGCGCTCCTGGTGCTGCGCCTCCAACTGTTGGGAATACTGGCAATACGTTACAAGCAAATACTGCGCCTGTGACTGCTGTTAGTGAAACTGCAAGCGTTGTGTTTGGTGCAGTATCAGCTGCAGTCCACATTGCTTCGAATAGGGATGATGTTGCACCCCAGTCCGCAAGTAACTCTACATTGAGAGTCCAAAGATCGTCTGTGTGCTTGAAAGCCTTACCATCGAGAGTTTGGTAGATATCGATAGTTGGTGAGTTTACAAGAGTCACGCTAGTTGTCTGAGCATCGTAGTTTACTGTTGCGATGGTTAGAACGAGGTCGCGACCCGTAATGACTGTTGTTGGCATTATTGGTTCTCCTTATGCTGTCTGCGTATACCAAGTGGATACGCGTATGTCCGCGACTAGCAAGTTACTAGCGCCTACTTGTGTGACTGTTGGTCGATCAACTACCTGGAGTTCATATCCAGCCGGTATAACCGCCACAACACTTGTTATTAACTGCTCGATATTATCAAGCGAGGCTGGGTTGCTATTGTAAGCAACGCAGCAGGTTATCGTGTAATTTAACTTGCATCGAAAGGTACTCTTGCCGATTGTGTCAAACTCCATGTATGGAGAATCCGGAACCACAACCACGGCAGGAACTGGGACTTGCTCTGGAACATAACTAAAGATATTTGCCGATACTCCAGCAAGGGCTGTAGCAAGTGGAGTACGAACGGCTGAAAGAATTGTTGATGGCATTATTGAGCCATCGTCTCAACGTCAATATAAGGTCCTAGGAGACCCACGCAGCGATTAAACAAGCTGCGCCCCATTCGATATGGTGATGGCGCGAAATCTACGCCTTCGATCTGTCCGCCTGGAGCAGTACGAGATTGAAAAACTTCGACGGAAACTACCATGATCGCGGATTCAACAGCTGCGACCCCAACATAAGTTGAAGCGCCCGTAAGTGTTGCGGATCCGCTAGGTATGACATTTCGTTCGAGAACATTGGCGTTAGTGATGTTTGCTGTAAATGTGTACGCATCGACATCAGCATTGACTGTTCGAGTGCCGTTAAATGGTGTTCCGCATCCTGCGATGACAACTGATTGTCCTTCGGTAAATTCATGGATGCCTACTGTCTCAAAGGTTGCGACATTATCAGTCAGCGAAACCTTGGCTATTGGTGAAGCATATGTAACAAGTAAAGGCAATATAACTGCCTCAGATGTGTCAATAATTTCATTTAAATATGCGTCTGAATATAGAGCGGATGAAACGCCAAGCACTGATCGCAACTCTGACGCTGTAATAATTGTTGGCATTTCATCCTCTCTTAAACTGCTGGGGGAGCGATCGGGAGCAACCGCCCCCCCATGATTAGTGGTTTTTTTTAGGTAAAGTTGAAACGGTTTGCGCCATTTGCAATCTTTGTTGCAAGTGCTCCGTAACCGTAGTACATAACCTGTACCTGACCTGTTGAGATCAAGTTAGATGATAGTTGTAGAC